TCCAAATTTATCCCACCAAGGTCTTTTGTCAATTAATCTTTGTCTATTTACTCTTGCATCTGTTTTTAGTTGATATCTTTTAATAATTTTAGGAAGGTTTTTAGAATAATAGTTACTCTTTTCTAACCTATCTTCATAGCGATTTATTTGTGATGGTTCAATCGCTGAAGGATTATTAACGGCAGCAGAAACTTGAAATATATCATTCCAATCTTTAACTTTTGGTCTTACTCTTTCTTTCCAATATTCTATAGCAACTTTTGCTGACAAATTAGGATCTTTTAGTAATAAATCAGGATCTTTTACCAGGTCAACTCCCAATTTTTCACCAAAATGTTTATAGTTATAGTCGTGAGTGAGTTGAGTATATCCTCTTCCATGGTATCTACTTCCTCCACTATATCCCATCCCTTCACCTCTACCAAGTTCTCTACTCCACTTAAATCCACCAGTCTCGTGAGACATCTGTGCTAAAAATGCAGCTAATTCTGGACCTTTTATCCCCGAGGATAATGCTGCCTTAATAAGAGGAGATTCTCCAAACTGACTTGTTCCGCTATTAAATCCACCACCAACCATACCACCAGTATTAAACTGAGGTATCAAACCACCACTTGAAAATCCACCACCAAATCCAGGAAATCTCAAATTACTCATAGCAACAGATCCTGGTTTTCTCCCTGCAAGATACTGAGGAATGTTTAAAGGTTGCCCAGTAGTTCTATCAACATATCTTTGACCGATATCTTGTTGATCTCTTTCTGTTAAAATTGCTTCGCCAGTTTTTGCAGCAATCAAAGTATTATCTTGACCAGCACCGGTGATTGGAACTCCACCAGAAAAATCCATTCCTCCCATTGCAAATAATGGAAGCATTCCTCCAAGATTAAACTTGGGAACCATTCCACCAAGATTGAGTTTTGGAACTTTGGTGTTTGTTGCTTGATCCGTAGATTGTTTTGCTTGATCTAAATCTGGATTTGTAGTTGGTATTAACCCTGCTTCTGGAGAGGGTTTATCAGTAAATAGATTTCCAATTTCTCTACTAACTAAAGGTGCTGCGGCAAGTGCTAAGAAAGCAAGTTTTTTATTCTTACGAATGAATCCAAATATTTTTGGAATGCTCATTGCAAGTGCAACAATCATTCGGGTTACACCTTTCAATAATCCACGAACCAATTTTCCAAAACCAGTTCCAAATAAAATATAAAGTCCAGCAAGAGCAGGCCAATGATCTGATAAAAATTCTATAAATGAATTAAACTTATTTTGATTTTCTTTATCACTCATCCAATCCATGAACTTGGTAAATGCTCTACCAAGTAAGGTGAAGAATACAAATCTCCAGATACGATCAATGATTGCTTGAAATGGGGACAACATCTTTTTAGTTGTTGATACAATTCCAGCAACTCCTTTTTTAAATCCTTCTAATGTTGATTCTCTCTTTCCTCTTTTTTCAGTTTCTTTTTCTTTTCTATCTTGATCTGCTTGTTTTTGATCGAACTTAAACTTGGATCCTAAAGTTTTAAGAATAGAATCTAATGTTTTTTTAATTCCAATAAAACTACCACCTTCTCCTTCTACTGAAGTTGTAGATGAAGGAGCAAGTGCTAAAGTTTTTTTTGATGGTCTTAATAACTTTGTTATTGCGACCTTACTTGCAGTTATCTTTTCTTTCTTTGGACTAAATCTTCCTTTCTTTCCTCTTATTCTTTTTCTTTCATTTGCAAGTAGTGCAAGTTCTTCTTGAGGTAATTTCTTTGCACCAGTAACAATTGCTTCCTTAAGAAGCGTCATATAAGTATCATAATCGATGTCGAAAACATCCTCAAGACCCAGTAATCTTAGAATTCTCTCATCGATTTTTTCTGATACTGAGTTCATTTTAACGCTACTATTTTAGTATTCCTTTAGTTTATTTATTTCTTTGTCTTGCTTTTTCCTCTTCCTCTTCCAAATGCTGTTTTAATAAAATAACGTAGATGTCTCTTTCCCAAGGCAAAAGATTTTCTATTTCTGTTAAACTCCACTTATGGTACTGCATCAGAGAAAAATTTAACCTGAAGTAACTCTCCAGGTCCATATGACTCATTCCTATTCGAAAAAACTTGAGAGACCCTCTAACGTCACTTCACTTTCAACTTCAGTTACTGGATTTTTAACTTTAATTGTGTGAGAAAGTTTGGGCATCGTCTCAAAGAACTTTTCAATCTCTTTGAACTGTATAGAATTCATTTGATCCAAGAACTCCACCAATTCTTTTTTAGTTACATCAGCAGTAGACCATACCTCATCTTCTGTATAAATTTTATCAATACAAGATGAGATCAAATCAAATGATTGATCTATTGTATTATCAGAAGAAAGATCAAAATTACTCTTAATAAACTGATCTAATGATGGATACTTCATTTCCATCATAATGGAATCATCAAGTTTAATCTGCTTATTATGGTCTGGATTTTTTTGAACTTTAATATCGTCTACATTAATTTTCAAAGGAACTTGAGTTTCACCATCATCAGGACAGATGATATTAACTTCAATCTCTTCTCCTACTGACTTTCCACGAATATTCAGGAAAAGATATTCAATATCGAAAGTTGGAAGTGATTCTACTTTAATTCCTTTTGTCTCAATACAATTTTTAATAACTGTTTTGATTGCATTAGTAATCTGTTTAGTATCTTCAGATTCTAATGCAATGACTAATACTTTTTCTTCTTTTACAAGAAAAGGTCTATACTTGATTGTTTGTCCATTTGAAGGCAACTCAAGTTCATAAATCGGCGTACTAATCTTTGGTAAAGGCATAATGTCCTATAAAACTTCAGGTGTTTTTATTTATCCACCAATACCATCATATAATTGAGCCAAGGTTGGTCGATTTGGATCTAATGGAACTGTTTGTGGAACATCAGTTGCTCTAGGTCCGTATAAAGTAATTGAAGGATTTGGAACACCATTAGCAGTTTGTTGAGATGGTTCTCTTTCCACATTATTAACAGATCTCTCAGTTAAGTATCTTGTATAAGTAAACGAGACAGTTACCTTGAGAAGTTGAGAAGAATCATAAGATACTGGTATTGAATTTATGCTGATTGGATATGCTTGCATAAACTTATATTGTAAATATTGTCCAGCAAGGTCTCTTTCAAATTTGTTAATAAACAAATTATCAGTTTGATATTGTTCCGGAAATCTAAATCTATAATTAAATTGTCGAGTATCTAATCCACTATTTTCCTCTTCAACTGCAATATACTGCATCCATTTTTCAAAGAACCACAGAACATTATAATTACCATCTGATCTTCCATGATCTACATAGAAAGCAAAATCTATACGATCATCATAAGTTCTACGATATGCATGTCTTTCTGTTACTCCTGTATAATCATCAGTAATCTCATTGGTCATAAATGATGATCCAGGAAGAGATGCTTCACTACAAGATAAAGATATTAACTCTTTATTAAAATTATAATCAAGTTTTTTATATGTCTTAATCCAATCAATAACTGGTGTAGGTGGATTAAACCAACACTGATAATGTGAAGTTAATGCAGGACGAAGAAGTTTTTCTTTAATCTGAAAGTTTTTCTTTACAGAGGGTGGAACATTAGCACCAAATGGAGGTTCCGAACTACTTCCATTACCGGGACTTGTTCCTGTTCCTGATGTAGTTGGATTTGATGTTTGTGGAGGAACTCCCGATGTTGGTTGTGGACTTGAAAAAAGATTTTTAACTATTTGTTGAGATATTGGATTAGGAGGCCTAGTATCAGCAAGTCCTGAAGGAGGTGCGTCGAATGCCATCTATAAATACTTTTACTGTTATATTATGTATGCTGGAAAATGGCAGAAAGTCTTAAAAGTATTTACAAACCATCTTATCCAGAAAAATATCAAGGTGATGCGAACAACATCATTTGCCGAAGTAGTTGGGAGCGCAAATTTTGTTATTACTGTGACCATAATCCAAGCATTATATCTTGGGCATCGGAAGAATTTTGTATAGGTTATGTGTCCCCTGTTGATGGTAGAGTACATCGATATTTTCCAGACTACCTTATCAAGGTTCAAGAATCATCAGGTAAGATTAAGACTTATGTGATTGAAGTGAAACCAAAGAAACAAACAGTTCCACCAAAACAAAAATCAAGAGTGACTAAATCTTACCTGCACGAATGCAGAACTTATGCAGTTAATCAAGCAAAGTGGAAAGCAGCACAAGAATGGTGTGCTGATAGAATGTTAGAGTTTAAGGTCATTACAGAAGAGGAGTTGTTTAACTGATGGCAGAAGGTTTCGGTCAGTATGTAGAAAAAGGAACAACCACTGCAAGAGTTAAAGAACTTTTAAGAAGAATTAGTAGAGAAGGAGTAACTGATTCTGAAGATATGATGATTATTATTATGGATATTTTTAAAGAAGAAGCATTATATCCAGAAGTAGGAAAATTTTACACCTTTGTTTATAATCCCAAAACTCCAGATATAGAATACGATCAACATCCACTGATTGCTTGCACTGAAATTCAAAAATGGGGATTTAGGGGAATGAACTTTCACTGGAGAAAATATAGAAATTATACTTGGAATGAAGTTGCAGGAAAACTTCACGTTGTTAAGTATAATGAGTTGGATGAATTGATTTCATTACAGTATGGAAAATTCCGTCTAAATAAATAAAAACTCCCTATCAATGTCTCATACTTTACGAACAACTGAGATATTCATTCCTCTTGTAAATGGAGGGGAGTTCTGATGGCAGAAATTAAAAGATCTGATCCTTATGTTCTTCCACAAACTCAAGGAAGATATGTAACTGAAGTGGTAGATAGTAAGAATTATACTATAGTTGAAATAAGTAATGTTGATACTGCTTTGGCTTATTCTGTGGACGGAGTTTTAAGCACAAGTTCAAGTGCATCCGATAACTTTAAAAATAATTTAGCACAGGGAACATATAATTCTACAATAAACAATTCTATAAACAAAACACTTGGAATAACTTCAAACACACAAAATCCAAATCAACCAGGAACACCAGGAGGAAGCACTTCAACCTCACCACCAAATCAAAATACAGGAGATAGTGATCCAATATTAAAATATCCACTGAAGATGAAACCAGAGCAAGATAAAATCAAATTTCAAGCATGTAAAATAAAACCAAGGGGAGCAGCAGCCACAACAGGATCAAATTTCAGTTTTCCAAGTCCTGAATATGAGACTGTAGATGGTCCAGTTATTTTAGCAATACAATCGCCAATTAGCGATCAAAACTCTGTGGATTGGGGACCTGATAGTATGAATGCTATTGATGCATTCATTTATCAGCAGTCTCGAAAATTTATGACAAAAAACCCAAATGAAGTTTTTAAAGAAACAACAAAAGGAATTCTTGATGCATTTGGGAGTAATAGAGAAAGAATTCTAAATTACCTTGCAGGACAAGCAGCAAGTCTTAATAATGTCCTTGCAAGAACTGATAATGTAGTTCTTAATCCAAACCTTGAACTTCTCTTTCAAGGTCCTCAATTAAGACCATTTACATTTACATTTAAAATGTCTGCAAGAAGTCAACCAGAAGCAGATAAAATTAAAAAGATTATCAAATATTTTAAGTATCATATGGCGGTTCGTAAAGAAACTGGTCTCTTTTTAAGAGCACCTCACGTTTTTACAATTAGGTATTTAAAGGGAGAAACTGATAATCATCCAGGAATTAATCTAATCAGTCCAACAGATGATACAAAAGCATGTGCTCTCACAAACTGCTCTGTTGATTATACACCTTTAGGTTCTTATGCAACCTATGAGGATGGTACAATGGTTGCGTATACTTTATCACTTCAATTCCAAGAACTTACTCCAATATATGATACTGATTATACACAAGAACCAGCAGCATCACATCCAATAGGTTACTAAAATGACTAAACCATACTTCAGACAAGTTCCTAACTTTGAATATGTCTCCAGAAATCCAGGAGACAAATATATCTCTGAGTATATTCCAGTCAAAAATCTTTTCAAGCGTGGAAAGTTAAGAGAAGATATCTTTGCTAATCTTCAATTCTTTGAGAAGTACTCAATTATTGGTGATGAGAGACCTGATAATGTTGCTTACAAGTTTTATAATGATGAGACTTTAGATTGGGTTGTTCTTCTTTCAAATAACATTCTGAATATTCAATCAGAATGGCCAATGACTCAAAGAACTTTTGATAAGGTAATGTTAGAAAAATATGGTTCTTATGAAAATTTATACTCAGGTATTCATCATTACGAAACTGAAGAAGTCAAGAATTCATTAGGAATTACAGTCCTTAAAGGTGGTATTAATATTTCTCCTACTTGGAAAACTAATGGAAACTTTTTAGAGATGGACTCCTCTAAAATTGGTACAATTTTTTCAGGAGATACTATCACACCTTCAACAGAAGTTACCGTATATTCCGAAAAAGAAATTCCAAATCTAGAAGTTGGAAGTCAAATCGTAATCGCAAATGTTTCTGAAAAAGAATATAATGGACAACATCTAGTTAGTGAAATTATTATCCAAGGAGAAACTGGAGCAATAGCATTTAAATATATTTTATCTTCTACCCCAAACATAGCGTTTCCAACATTAGCGGATCCAAAGAAAGAAGAAATTTTATTTACTATTCGTGAAACATCAACAATTGCTGGTAATTCATATTACTATGAGTATTGGGATGCTGGTCTTGGTTATTCTGTTTTAGTTCCTTCAACATCTTTTGTAAAAGGAATTACTAACTATGAATATGAATTTGCAATTGAAAATAACAAAAGAAATATCTATATTCTTAAGTCAAGATACCTAAATGTTATCTTCAATGATATGGATGATATTATGCCTTATAAAAAAGGTTCTCAGCAATATGTTACTGAGAACCTTAAAAGAGGTGATAATATCAGACTTTATGAATAATCAGTCATTTGCTAGTTTTGAAAAATAAGCAAGTGCATCATCTTCGTCCTCATCATCAGAAGTAATCTTAGGAAGTGAAGGAGACTTACTGCGATTATAAGACTCTTCAAGTTCTTCCATTACTCGTTCTTCACGACTTGGAGTTTGAGTATAAGATTCAAACTCATCTTCCTGCTCAACCACTGCACGAGACTTGGTAGGAGTATTAGTTCCACCAAGACCTAGAACATAATTCATACGCTTTTCAAGATCTTCATAAGACTTGAATTGATCAGGAGCACTAATCGCAGTCAGAGAATATTCTTTCTTCCAAATTGCTTCAAGTGCATCGTCATCGTCAAGAAGTGGTGCTACACGATCAAACTCAGACTTATCATAATTCCAATAACCATCTTTCTTCACGATCTTGATCTTGAAGTTTGCACCTTGCCAGAAGTCAAAAGGATTAATCGGATCCTCATCATCAAACTCAGGTTGCATAGCATTCAGAATCTTGTCAAAGATCTTCTTACCATACTTAAAGAGAAAGACTTTTCCTTCATTTGCAGGATTTGCAGGATCCTTTACAACATAAACATTTGAGTAGTAAGACAGTTTACGCTTCTGCTTACGGACAGTTTCTTTATCTTTTTCGCTACCACTGTTCCACAGTCCGCGATTATATTCACTCACAGGATCCTTTTGACCAACAGTAGTGAGTGAGTTTTCAATATACCAACCACCAGGACCTTGGAATGCATGAGTATACATCTTTGTCCAAGGAAGTTCTTCACCTTCTGGCGCAGGTAGGAACCTAATAACTGCAGAACCAACACCAGTTTTATCCATTTCTGGTTTCCAGAAACGCTCATCAGGACCACCAGAAGTGGCACTCATTTTTTCCACTTGCTTCACAAGTTTCTCAGTCAGTGAACCAAGCGAAGATTGCTTTTTAAGATTTTGAAATGACATTTGTACCTCGTATTTGTTGAGATTTGGCCTTTGTGTACTTCGTTATTCTACAG